TAAGTGATGCCTTGGCCCGCTCGGCTGGGCCTTTGGCGTTTTCTACAACTCCAGACATTCTGGCGCAAAAGGCTTTCTTACGGCCCTCATCAGCTTTTGTCTTGGGGTTTGGTGCAGGAGCCTTGAGGTTCGAGCCAGTCTCGCGGTTGTACTTGGCTCGGCCCTTTTCTGTCAAGCCTGCGCCCTTGGATACAGGCAGCTTCTCGCCACGACCGACAGAGAGTGAAACGCCTTTTTTGGTAGCCATCACGAACCCATCCATGAAGTGAAAGTAGCGCCGTTTTGAGCGTTGCGCCGGGTGGTTGTTCGTTCATTGTACTCCCGATGTGCCACGGGATGTGCAAATGTTACGGCAATCGCATCGGCTGCGTCAGGAGAGGCCAGTCCACGGGCTTTCATTTCCTTCTTGCCTTCCAAAAAAATGGTGCCAGCCGAGTTGGGCTTCTTCATCGGGCCGACCAAATCGCTCTTGAGCAGCCTGTCCTGCGGAATCGAAGCGGTCTTGAGCCAGTCGCGCATTGCACCCCAGATCTCAGCCCGCTTGTTGCCCCACATGGTCGGGTTCTTGGCCTTCCAGCCGAAGTTGACCCCGCGCACTTTGTACTTCTGCTCGGTCAATCTGTCAAGGATGCCGTAGCCAAGCCCACCCTCGTCGATCACGGTCAGTGCTGGCCGGTACTCCTCGATGGCGTCAATGACGTGGCCCACGGTGGTCATGGTGTCGTCGCCCTTGAACCGCTTGATCGCCACGATGTCACGCCCACGGCGCACGGCGATCACGGTGCTGTCCATGCCGCCACGGGCCGGGTCAACGCCGATCACGATGGGTGCAGTCATGTCCTTGTACTGTGGCCGCTTCATGGCGTCATCTACGCTGTGTGGTGCGATGAACTGGTCTTGGCCTGACTTGGGGAAGTCACCATACACCTCGACCCGCGCCTCGTCGCTGTCCTCACCGTACTCGTTGATGATCTGCTGGTAGATGCTCTTGTCGGTACCCTCGACTGTGCGGGCGTCGATCTTCTCGCTCTCCCAGAACTCCCGTTTACTGCCGTCCACGGCCTCGTAGAAGTACCCGGTGTTGCGACGACCGTTACTGAACGCCAGCCAGTACCGATCCAAGATGTTCTCTGTAAAGAAGCCCGCAGCCACGGACCAGATGCTGTCCGGGATACCTGACGCCTCGTCGAAGATCACCATCATGCCGTCCATGTTGTGGACACCGGCGTAGGCGTCTGGGTTCTCCTCGCTCCACAGCTTACCCTCAGCGCCCCAGTACCGGGTGCCCTTCTTGAGGTCACGCTCGACCAACTCAGTCAACCAGTTGGCTGGGTTTAGGCTCGTGGCCGTTGGCTCCCACCAGTGGGCGTTGATCGCCATCGTGACCCACTTAGTCAACTCACCCCACGTCACTTTACGCAACTGGTTCTCGCTGTTGGCACTGACAATCACGCTTGACCCGATCCGGGTACTCAGCATCCACAGGATCAGCCACGACACGAGTGCAGACTTGCCCACACCCCGGCCAGAACTGATGGCCCTGCGCATCGCGTCGATCAACTCATCGTTGGTCAGCTTGCCCCGGTTCTCCTTGATGAAGTCCCGTATCCTGCGCAGCGTCCTGCGCTGCCACGCACGAGGGGCTTTGAAGTGTTCGAGTGGGGTGTTCTTCTGCCCCCAAGGGAACGCAAAGAGCACAAACGCCTCAGGGTCGTCCTTGATAGACGGACTCCAAAGCTGGGCCATGAGCATCTGCTCGTCTTCAGGCGAGTAACGAGGCTTCTGCATCAGTTGTTCTCCAGTCTTGGTGTCACATCTGAGACATCAATTACCTCACCCTCAATCACCCGAGCCTGTGCTTGTGCCAGCGCCTCAGTGATAGAGATGGTGCCACCGAGTTCAATCTGCTTGGTCTCGCCGTAGCGTTTCCTGTTATGCGCACTCATGAGCCACTTGCGCGTGTCGATGCGCAACTTGTCCCTGTTGACCGTATCGTTCGATTGTGGGTCAACGGCCTCGGCCCCATCGGCAATCTCAATGATCTCGCCAGCCAAGAACTCAGTGCGCATCTCTTGCGCTTCCTTGAATCGCTCATGACGAACCGGGTCACGCTTGATCCAGCGCAGAAAGTCCTCGTAGCTCACGAGTCGTGGGTCATCCTCGACAAGGGACTTGAGTGAGCGTCCACGGTAGACCTGTTCGATGAAGTTCTCGAACATGTTCTCGTATTGCAGGTGCAATAGCTCCCGCGCCACCTTGGAAGCATTCGAGGTTATCGGGGTGCTTGGTGGTGCATCTGGCACGGACAGCCAATTGGGTAGCGATTCATCGGTGACAACCGTGCCTACGAACGAGTTAGTGTCTTGTTTCATAGTGCCTACAGTGTACTACGGGATGTTCATGGTGTCTAGTGTACCCATTGGGTTTTTGATTTTTGAAAAAAATTTCACGGGTTTTGTGATGCCTACGTAGCCGTGACCTCTGGGCGCTCGGCCCTACCCCCTCCCCCCTGATCAAGCGCACCCCTGCACCCAGTGGGTCAACACCCCAGCACCCAGTGGGTCAGTCAACCCAGTGGGTTTCGGGGGTCAAGATGCACCATTTGCACCCAGTGGGTCAATGCACCCAGTGGGTCATTTGCTTGCACCCAGTGGGTGAGGGAATCCCTCGATTGCATGACCCAATGGGGCAAAAAGGGCGTGATTCGGGCAACCTGTGACAAAATTCCTCCGCGCGGGCGAGGCTTAAAAAATCACCTTTTTTAAATTGCACAAGGATTAAGCAAGTACCCAAATCCCCACCCCCCATTTTGAGTCCATTTGTCACAGGCAGCATGGAAGCCTTTAAACAGCATACCCAATGGGTAGGGAAAGTACCTAGAAGATTTTTTTCGTTTAGGGTATTGACACAATGACCCAATGGGTTAGAATTGAGCCATCATCAACCAGTAAGGAGTAAACGTAATGCGAACCATGAAGACACTGATTAGCTATGACGCTATCCCAAAAAGCGCCGTCTATCTCGGAAGTGAAGACGGCGGCGGCTCACTCGATGAATTCACCTATGACCTGATCGAAAACGCTGACGATCCTGTGCGCTACCGCGATGAAGACGGGATCAATCACTACTTTGAGTTGATCAACCTGTATTAAACCCAGCGGGGCGCAAGCCCCGCACCCTGTAACCCGTAACCACTGTAAGGAATCAATCATGTTTGACACTGGATATTTCACCATCAGCGACTCAGGTAAACGCAGCCGCCACTTGTCGTTCGAGTTAGCCGCATACACCGCGCACCGCCGTTCAGACATTGAGCGCGTGATTGAGATTGAGCGCGTCATTGTCAATGGTCAACTGACAATTCGTGAGCGAGACGTCACAAGTCAAGCCCTTGACCTGATTTCCACACTGTAAGGAACCGACACCATGACCCGCGAAACCTTGACCAATGTTCTTTTCGCCGTGCTTATCGGCTTAGCACTGTGCGCCCTTGTGCTGCATGGCCTCGATGCACTTTTTCTGTAACCCGTAACCTTGTAATTGGAGATTGACCATGAACCAATACGCCGCAACCATCGAAACCAATGATGACGAACTGAACCGCGAAACATTCGAATATGACGCATTCAGCGCCAGTGAAGCGCAAGCCTACGCAATGGACGATCTTCAAGACAATCAGCGCATTGTCGCCATCTGGCAGCGCATTTTGTAAAGATAACCCAGCCTAAAGCCCTGTTCGGGCTTTGGGGTGTGCATCTCGCCACCTTGTAACCCGTAACCCTGTAAGGATCAACATCATGACTGCAACACTTGACACAATCGACACCCTCGAATCATTGCCCGTAAAAATCGACTATGTGGGCCAAACCAAACGCGACCACAATTGGGACTGCGACCAGTGGCGCGTGACTCTTTCGAGTAGGGCAGGGTTTCACTCTTTCGACTATTTCACCGGCTTGGGACTGCGCCACAAACCCAAAACATCATGGGTGACACCAACACCAAAGAAACCCAAAGTCGCGGACGTGCTGCACTCGCTGATCATGGACGCCAGCGCAGCAGATGAAAACTTTCACGACTGGTGCGCGAATTACGGCTATTCGGACGACTCCATAAAAGCCATGAACACCTATAAAGCCTGTCTGGAAATTGCCGTGGCACTGCGCAAACACTTTTCACCCGACACACTGCGCCAAGTGCGCGAACTGTTGCAAGACTACTAAACCCGGAGCACTGACCATGAAACACACTTTTAAATTGTCCATTGACTGCGCGAACGCTGCATTCTGCGAAGACGACACCCCGACACCAGAAAGCGCAGCCCCTGAACTGGCCCGCATTCTTCGCGCAATTGCTGACCGTATCGAGTCCGGCGACACCTTTGACACTTTCCGCAACTGCCACGACATCAACGGCAACACCGTGGGCACTTTCGCCCTCAAGACGGAGCAATAAACCATGATCGACTTAACCAAACTTGACCCCACCGAAGCAGAGCGCATTGCATATGCTGAGGGCTTTACTGGTGTATCTGCTTTGTATTCCCGCCTGAGCGATGCTGAACATTTGGTTAGCACTCAAGCGGATGAAATCGAAGCACTCAGAGACACCCTGCTTCAGTGTTTGCCCTTTTTTGAAGACTGGAAAGACGAAAACGGGGTCTATAAGCCCCAAACCATGCAATTCATGATCAAGAAAATCCGTCAATCACTCGGGGATTAAATGATCACCGCCCTCCTGATCGCCTTGGGGGTAGCCGTGGCTATACCCCTGATAGAACGCTTTTTAGACCTTTAACCATAGGACACCCCCACCCATGACCGAAACCCCCCTCAAACCCTTGAAAATCCCCCCTGCTGGGTCACTGGCCGAACGGGTCAGGCACACCCTCGACCGCTTACACCTCGACGACACCCGTGGCGCTGCTTATCTGGGCGTGCCCGTGTTCACTGTTCGCAAGTGGATCACGGGCGAACGTGAGCCGGGCGCAGCCGTGGCCCGTCTACTCGATGTGCTGGGCATGGTCGAAGCACTGGCCCCCGCGCTGCATGGGTCGTTTATGCCATCGGAACCTGTTCAAGTGAAGAAATCCCGAACCAAGAAGGAGAAGATGCAATGACCGCCCTTGAACACTTCGAGAAACTTTATGGTGACCTGAACCTTTCGCCCGAGGATGCGGCCAAATGGGTCTTTTTATCGGGCTGGAACAGTGCCATGCAGGAGGCCATGAAGCGCGTCAACGCCATGCCCTTTGGTGACGATACCCGCGCATCATTTGCTGTCTATTTCCAGCAGATGATGGTGATTGACCCCTCGACCATTCAGGAGAAGATGCAATGACCAAAGACGAAGCATTGGACTTGGCGCTGGAGGCGTTGGCAACAGAGGAATATCGGCTGCGTCAAATAGGGCAAAGTCAGGTGTATCCCGGCATTGGTTTTGCCATCACCGCCATCAAGCAAGCCCGTTCAGCACCTGCGCAGGAGCCTGTGGCGTTTAACGCAGGCGTTCCGTTGCTCTACCCAGAGATGAAAGACGGCGAGACCATTTCTGTTGAATACACCACCCAACCCGCAGCACCTGTGCAGGAGCCAGCAATCAAGCAAGGCTGGGATGTGGACACGCTGCTCGACAAACCCGCAGCACAGCGGCAATGGACGGGGCTGACGGATGAGGAGCGCAACAAGATACGGTTCGACTATTTGGACTATGACGAACGTGCCCGAGCCATCGAAGCCAAACTTAAGGAGAAGAACACATGAACCAATGCAAACACCGCTGGCTGCTGACACCCTCGCAGACTGGCACCCGATACCATTACCAATGCGCCAAATGTGCCCAAGTGGCATGGGCCACGATTAAGAAGGAAAACAATGACCCATTGTGACGACTGCAAACGACTCAGACTGCCAGAAGGCGGGGTGCAGATGTCCCCCACTCGCTGGATATGCGCTGAGTGTTGGCGAAAATTCTTTACCAGTTAGGTAAACAAAAAAAGGGGACCAGTGGTCCCCTTTTTCATTCGTCCATGTCCGGGGTGTACCCCTTGACCAGTTTTCGCTCTTTGGGCGACAGTGCATAGATCTCATCCCGCTGGCGCTGCTTAGCCCTCAGAATGGCCTTGCGCTGCTCCTCAAACGTGGTCAGGATGGCCGGATTGATGGCCCACTCTGCTATGTGCCTGTGCACCTTTGACCCGTCATCGGTTCGGATCACGTACCGGGCCTGCTCCAGATCGCTCATGGTGTCAATGACCAGTTGATCTTTGGCCCAGTCGCTCATACTGTCGGGCCACTGCCTACGGGCTGAACGCTTGATCTCTGACAAGGTGATCTTGCCCTGTGTGGCGTGCTGGACAATGTGCTCAGTCAACCACTTGTCGAACTCCCTACCCATCCCCTCATCGAAGGCGTACCGATAAGCCGGAACAAGGTAGGTTTTGGCAAACTCGACAACCCTTTGAGCCACATCGCCCGAGACCTGAGTGCTAAACGGGGTCTCGATCACGTGCCAGATCAGCATGAGCCGCCCGACTGTCCCCTCCAGCTTACCGAAAGCTGTCATAAACACCGGGCCGCTGTGCAGCAACACCTCGTCCTGCATCTTCTCGTTGTACCAGTACTGGAATTCCCGGTAAATGGCGAACGCCTCAGGGGACAGCTTGTACACCTGCGCTGGCAGGCTGTACGCCAAGCGCATCACGCTGTCCCACGCCGCTGTGTTGACCATGAAGTCAGGCAGGGGCTGGCCCACGCCCCAATTACGATCTCGCAGCATCACGGGGATAAACCGCTGGAGCAGGCCGTCTGCTGCCAGTGACCTGCTGTTCTCCCGGAACACCTGCGGCTGGACGTTGCCGTAAATGCCCACGGCGAAGTTTTCGGCAAGGATAGACCCAGCGCCCACCCGGTCCATCTTGTAGTAATCGGCCTCATAGGCCACGACCCACGCTGATCGGTCATCGCCGCTGGACCTGTCGGTCATCTTGCCAATCCAGCCATTCATCTCGTCCAGCACACACAGCAGCCCACGGGGATTGTCCGCTGCGTCACGCACCAGCTTCTGGCTGGTCACATCAGCGGTGACGATCTTCAGTGGTGCTGGTCGCTGGGCCAGATCGGGCACTGATGGGGCCAGATCACCACCGAGCAGGGCGTCAGGGCTGGCTGACCATTCGAGAAAGGACTTTTTGGCGCTGTTGTATGCCGCCTCCTTGCCCTCCCACTCCAGTGCTGCCTTGCTGTACCTCGGGCCGTCCTCCATCTCCAAATAGCGCAGCGTGGTGAACATGGGCTTGGACGCCGGGGACTTCTTGAGAGACGGCTTGCCAATCGTCATGACCCACAGCACTGGGGGCACTTGATACCGGGGCATCAACTCCAGCCGGGAGCGTGCGTCAATGGCCCCGCAGACAGCGGCCAACCCAGCGAACAAAGGGACCAAAGGGTCGCTACCCATCTCGCTTCCTATTTGCAGCGCACGATCACGCAGCACTGTGGGAAAAAGGTCCATGTTCACATCGGGTGCGCTGATGCGAAACCCCTCAATCAACTGGTCAGGGGTGACTGTGGGAGCCTCCACGGCGCTGAACAACTCGGACGCATCGGGCAGGGGTCTGCTCCAGCCGTGCTGCTTGGCAATGTGAAAGAGTGTCCCCAACTTGACAGCGGTGGCCTTGTCAGGCTTGAAGCTGATCCACTGGGTCAGGATCTCACGCTCGCCGGGGTACTTGGTCTGGGCCGTGGCGCTCCACTCGTTCCACAAGGCCAGAGCCTGCTCAAGCTGGTCGGTCTGGGTGCCTGCCCAGTGCAGGGCCATGCCGATGCCCACCCATTCGTCACGGGTGCAGTCAGCAGGGACCGCATCGAGGGCTTGCCTGATCTCCTCCCACGAGGCGTCTATCGTGCCGTCCGTGGCGATGGTGCGCTCTTTGTCCTGCGCCAGCAGACCGCCCCACAAGTCCAGCAGACCTTGGGGGATCATGGGCAGACGGGTCCAGTGGCCGTGGCCTGCCCAGTGGTAGGGCTGAAGTGTCTCGGGGTGTATGGACGGCGGCAGAACGTCCTGCACCGTGACGCCGCTGACAGTGGCGCAGCGCAGCTCGTATGCCGTGATGCCCCCGTGCATGATCTTTTTACTCGGCAGCGCAGCGCCGAAGGGCATCGCGTACAGCAGCTTGCCGTGTCCGGGCTTGCCCGAGTTGATGACCACGGCATCGGACGCAGCGTAGAGGGCATCGAGGTCAATCCCGTGCTCTGCCAGTAGGCTGGTCGTCACGGTCCAGTTGTCAATGTCAAGGGCCATCGTGCCGCTGTACGCATGGGCTAAGCCGATGCCGTAACCCGGTGGCAAGTCGCCTTGGGCCTTCAGGGCGTTCTCTCGCAGGTTCCACCCCGGTGTGCGTGGCCCCTTGGTATTGGCTGGGATGGGCACAAGTGACCACCCGTGCCGGATGTACGCATCGACTGACGCTGGGTGAGATTGCACGGTTTGAGGGGCTGTCATAGAATAGACCTGTCGGTAATAGCAGTTGTCGACACTTTGTTCATGTAGTTTCTCCTTTAAGCCCCGTGGTCCACAAACCACGGGGTTTTTCTTTGCCTGAAAATAATTTTTCAAAACTGTTGCACAATCGTAGCACAACTCTGCTACACTGCGTCAACGGTTAAGGAAATTTTCATGCGTACCAACCAACCCAAATCAGCGTTCATGACTGTCCGAGTGACAGACAAGACGCGCACCCAGTTTCATGACAAAGCACAGAAGATCGGCACCCCGAGCGAAGTGCATCGTGAAATCGTCGAGGCGTTTGTAGAAGACCGCCTCACAATCCAACCCCCTGTAATCCGTAAACTGGAGAAACTTTATGTCACTCGAACTCAAAATTGAAGCCCTGACCGCTGCCGTGGTTGCCCTGACTGCCAAGCTGGAGTCCAGCAATGTAGCAGCACCCGCACCTGTTGCACCAGCACCAGCCCCTGTGGTACAAGCTGCCCCTGTGCTTAAAACTGCTGAAGAATCTGCACGCATCGGGTCACCCGTGGCCGCGAATGTCACGGCTCCTGCCATGCCAGCGCCTCCCACATTCGCAGCCCCTGTGGCCGCACCTGCTGCCACTGGCGCACCGTTCACTGACGGCAAGGGTCTGATCGACTATGTGATGGGCGCCTACAAAGCCCTCGGCCCACAAAAGGGTGCTCAGATCCAAGGCGTCCTGACTGGCATGGGTTACCAGAACATCAACGATGTGAAGCCCGAGCACTACGGTGCTTTGTTTGCTGGCGTTGAGGCACTCAAGTGAGCACCCACGCCATGCTGTCCCCCTCGAAGCGCAGCCGCTGGGCCTTGTGCCCCGGCAGCATTCGAGAGGAGGCCAAGTACCCCGACGAAGGTAGCGGCCCCGCTGCTGCCGATGGCACACACTCGCACACGCTGCTTGAGCACTGCATCAAGAACGACTTGTCGGACCCAATGGATCAGGTGGGGGAAACCTTTACCGATCATGAAGGTACGTTCAAGGTGGACGCTGACCGCGCCGCACGGGTCAAGACCGCCATCGAGTACATCCGTGAGCAGTCGCTTGGCGGTATGCTGACCGTGGTGTCTGAGGAGCGTGTGGACCCTAAGTTCCTGCTGGGTCGTGACGACTTGTCAGGCACTGTGGACTGCCAGATTCTTGGCCCTGACTGGCTTGAACTCATCGACTACAAAGACGGCATGGGCGTGGTGACGGCCGAGGGCAATATGCAGCTTGAGCAGTACGCCTACGGGGTGCTGGCAGGTTGCAAGCTGCCCGTGAACGCCGAGTACCCGATCAAGACGGTTCGCATGACCATCATCCAGCCCAAGCTGGCGCTGAAGGGCATGAAGCCGATCACATCTCACGATGTGTCGGTGCGCTCTTTGCTCGACAACATGGGTACAATCATCGCTCAAGCTGCTGCCACTGACAAACCAGATGCACCGCTTGTACCGGGTGAAAGTCAATGTAAATTCTGCCGTGCTAAGGGTTCATGCTCTGCGCTGGCAAGTAACGTAATGAAGGAGGTCGGGATCATGTTCCAGCCTGTTGTAACGCAAACCCTCGATGTCGCACAGCAAAGTGCCGACAAAGATCCATCCACGATGGACGATGCCCAGATCCGTCAGATCATGGAAGCTGCTCCCCTGATGCGCCAACTCCTCGAAGGTGTGGAGAAGGAAGCACTGCGCCGTCTGAAGGCTGGTCAGACCATTCCCGGCCTCAAGCTGGTCAACGGTAAGGGTTCACGCTCATGGTCGCTGACAGAGGATGAGATCGCCGAGAAGCTGGTCAAGATGGGTGTCCCCAAGAGCGCGGTTTATGAGACCAAACTCGTGTCTCCCGCCAAGGCTGAGAAGCTGACGTGGAAGAAGAAAGACGGCACCCAGATGCAACTGTCTGATCGCCAACTTAAAACAATGGAGAGCGAGTATGTGACCAAATTGGCTGGCGCTCTCACCGTTGTCCCCGAGTCTGATGGCCGTCCTGCGGTTGTCATGAACGCTGCACCGTTGTTCAGTGCAGTGGAAACCCCTGCCGAGCTTCCCGCTTGGCTCCTGTAATCATTGAAAGGTAATTGTCATGTCCGAAATCATTTTCTTGTCGAACGTCCGTCTGTCCTTCCCCCACCTCGCTGAACCCCAGCGGCAGATGAACGAGGCCACAGGCAAAGAGCGTATCTCGTATAACTGCGAGTTCATCATGCCCCAAGACCACGCTGGCTTCCAGCAGTTCATGGCGCGTTACGGTGCCTTGGCACTGGAGAAGTGGAAAGAACACGCGCAAGCTGTCATGTCCATGATCCAGAACGACCGCAAGACCCGCTGCTTTGGTCGGGGTGAGGAGAAGGTCAACAAAAAGACCTTCCAGCCGTATGACGGCTACGCTGGCAATGTGTTCATTACCGCAGGGCGTGACTCGGCCCCGCAGATGATCCAAGCCGATGGTACACCAGTCGATCCAGCTAACACAATGGCCTATCAGCAACTGGCCCGCAAGATGTATGGCGGTTGCCGTGTCAACGCTGCCATTAAGCCTTGGCCGCAGGACAACAAGCATGGCCGTGGCATCCGCTGCGACCTGATCGCTGTCCAGTTCGCCGCCGATGACACGCCATTTGGTGAAGGTGCTGTGGACGCATCGAACTTGTTTGGCGCTGTGGCCGGTGCTCCCGCTGGCTTTGGCGCTGTGGCTCCTGCTGCTGCCATGCCCGCTGCACCCTTTGGCGCACCCACAGGTCTGCCATCGTTCTTTGGTCAGTAATTGAATCGGGGCTGAAAGCGGATGCTGTGAGGGCCGGTTTGATTCCGGTGTTGTGGGTGTGAACCCGGTGGTTCGACTCCACCAACAGACGCAGCGAGTAGGCCCCACCTACCCGGTAACCGTAATGAGTAATCGAAATTTCAACACAGTGACAGACGGCCATGACGAGTGGCTGACGCCAAAGTACATCACCGACACCCTTGGGCCTTTTGACCTTGACCCATGCAGTCCCGGCACTCGTCGCCCTTGGGACACAGCGATGTACCACCTTGACGAAACGGACAACGGGCTTGTTGCGCCTTGGTTTGGCACAGTGTGGTGTAACCCACCATACGGTCGGGAAACATTTAAGTGGCTTGCCAAACTTGCAGACCACGGTAACGGAATTGCGCTGGTATTTGCCCGCACTGAAACAGTTGGCTTTTTTGAGCAAGTGTGGGAACGTGCAGACGCAGTGTTTTTCTTCAAAGGTCGGCTGAAGTTTTGCTACGTTGACGGCACTGAAGCCGATGTTGCAAACGCTCCAAGTTGTTTAATCGCTTACGGTAAATCAAATGTCGAACGACTGCGTGATTCTGGTTTTGCTGGGAAGCTGGTGGTATTGAAATGAGTAACGATTATGTCTACGATGTGGAAACCTATCCCAACGTGTTCACGCTGGCAGTGGAACACGCAGAAGCACCTCTGCACTGGGTGTTCGAGATCAGTGACGTACGCAACGACAGTCGTCAGATCATTGAGTTCCTCCAGTTCCTCAAGGAGACCGACTCACGCATGGTCGGCTTTAACAACTTGGGGTTCGATTACCCTGTGATCCACACGCTGATCCGCATGGGTCACAGCGATGCGAACACGCTATACCAAAAGGCAATGTCGATCATCAACTCGCAAGATGATGACGAAGGCAGCAAGTGGGTACACCTTGTCAAGCCGTCAGACCAGTTCGTGACGCAGATCGACCTGTTCAAGATTCACCACTTCGACAACCGCGCCCGTTCTACCAGCCTCAAGGTGCTGGAGTTCAACATGAGATCGGACAGCATTGAAGACCTGCCGTTTCCCGTGGGCACGGTCCTGAACCGTGAACAGATTGAGGTGCTCAAAGAGTACAACAAGCACGATGTGGCGCAGACCAAGGCGTTCTATTACCACACGCTTGACATGATCCACTTTCGTGAAGAACTCACGCGCAAGTACCAGCGTGACTTCATGAACCACAACGACACTAAGATCGGCAAAGACTACTTCGTCATGAAGCTGGAAGAAGCCGGTGTTGCCTGCTACGACTTTGGTCCCAAGGGTCGTACACCCCGGCAGACCAAGCGCCCCGTGATTCACCTCAAGGACGCCATCCTGCCGTGGATCAGGTTTGAGCAACCCGAGTTCAACCGGGTGATGAACTGGCTCAAGGCTCAGTCAATCACTGAAACCAAAGGGGTCTTCACGGACCTCACAGCAACAGTCAATGGATTCAATTTTGTATTCGGCCTTGGAGGAATCCACGGCTCAGTCGAGTCAGAGGTCATTGAGTCTGACAGTGAACACGTCATCGTGGACTTGGATGTCACTTCATACTATCCAAACTTGGCAATCACGAATGGGTTTCACCCGGCCCATCTCGGAAAAGAGTTTGGCGTTATCTACAAGCACCTGTTCGAGCAGCGCAAGCAGTACCCCAAGAAGTCGGCTGAGTCAGCGATGTTAAAGCTGGCGCTCAACGGCGTCTACGGTGACAGCAACAACCAGTTCTCTGTCTTCTACGACCCGCTGTTCACCATGAGCATCACGCTCAACGGTCAACTGCTGCTGTGCCTGCTGGCCGAAGGATTAATGCACATCGAGGGTCTGCGCCTCATCCAAGTGAACACTGACGGCCTGACCGTGCGTGTACCCCGCACCCACAAGGTGCTGGTGGATCTAGCCCGTGCTGCGTGGCAAGAGCGCACCGGGTTGAACCTTGAGGAGGCCGTGTACAAGGCCATGATGGTGCGCGATGTCAACAACTACATCGGCGTCTTTGAGAACGGCAGCACCAAGCGTAAAGGCGCTTACGAGTACAAGATGGGCTGGCACCAGAACGCCGGTGGTCTTGTGATTGCCAAGGTGGCCGAGAAGGTGCTGGTCGAGGGTGCGCCGATCAGGCAGACCGTGGAGCAGTGGCCTGACATCATGGACTTCATGCTGCGCACCAAAGTGCCCCGGTCGAGTCACTTGGGCCTTGAGGTTGACGGCGTGACCGTGCGACTGCAAAACACCACGCGCTACTACATCGCCAAGGGTGGTGGTCGCCTGTTCAAGTGGATGCCGCCGCTGGCAAAGAAGCCCGGTGAGTGGCGAAAGATTGGCGTCGAGTCAGGCTGGGGTGTGCAGGTCTGCAACGACATCAAGGATGCTGGCAAGCTGCCAGTCGATTTTGACTACTACGTAAGAGAAGTGGAGAAACTATGTCTGGGCCTAGCATGATTGAAATGACCCTTGAGGAAATCGAGGAGTGGAACAAAAAGACCGCACTGAGTAAACAAGTTGCCGGTAATCACTACAAGGACTTGCCGATCCAGCCAGTCCAGTACATCTACGCCAACGCACTCGGGTACTTTGAAGGGAACGTGATCAAGTACATCAGCCGCTGGCGCAAGAAGAATGGCCTCGCTGATCTTGAGAAGGCCAAGCACTACATCGAGTTGCTGATCGAGTTGGAAAGCCGCAAACTAGACGGAGAGTGCAATGCTAGAAAAACAGATTGAGGCTAAGGTCTGCGACTACGCCAAGAAGTTCGGGGTAGGTGTCTACAAGTTCACCAGCCCCGCCCGTGCCGCTGTGCCTGATCGCATGTTTATCTACAAAGGTCGCGTGTTCTTTATCGAGTTTAAGCGCGAGGGGCAAAAGCCCACACCTGCTCAAGAACGTGAACACAACAGAATGCGCCAGCACGAGATCAATGTGTTTGTGGTGGACAACGTGACTGAGGGTGAGTTTGTCATTGCCACCATGATGCAAATGATTGAACACAAACTATGCTGAAAGAGAAATATCACATTTCGTTTTCGGGTGGGCGCACCAGCGCCTACATGACAAAGTTGTTAATTGACAACTGGTCAGACAGGTACGAATTTATCGTCACCTTTGCAAACACTGGCCTTGAGCACCCCAAGACATTGGAGTTCATCAACAACTGTGACAAGGTGTTTGGATTCAATACGGTGTGGCTGGAATCTGTGGTTCAGCATGACAAACGGTCAGCGCCAACGCACAAGATTGTCACGTTTGAAACTGCTTCCCGCAAAGGTGAGCCGTTTGAGGAAGTCATTAAGAAGTACGGCATCCCCAATTCAGCCTTTCCCGGCTGCACTCGCGATCTTAAACTTGCACCCATCAAAAGTTACCTGAAATCGTTAGGTATTGACGAGCACAAGATTCGCACAGCAATTGGCATACGCACCGACGAAACCCGGCGCGTTAACGCTAAGACTGCTGAGGCAAGAACACTTGAATACCCGCTGATTACTGTGTGGCCTAGCGACAAACAAGATGTACTCGATTGGTGGGAAGATCAACCCTTCGACCTCGGGATTGACGAATTTGAGGGTAACTGCCTCGGGTGTTGGAAGAAGTCGTTGAAAAAGCACTTCTTGCAAATCGAGCGTGACCCTTCGGTGTACGACTTTCACAAACGCATGGAGGCCGAACATAAGTTCACAGGACCGCAGCAAGGTCACCGTCACTTTTTCCGTGGTGACATGACCACAGTTCAATTGTTTAAAGCCTATGAGGAACAGGGTGGGCAACCCCGCCGCATGATTGAGCAGCCGCATGAAAACAGTGGTTGTTCGGAATCCTGCGAGTTGTTCGAAACCCTTGTCGAAGATGCGGCGCTGCCGGAGTGGATGCGATGATGCTGACACCTGACCTGCTCCACGGCTACCAGCAAAAAGCTGTCAACTTCCAGTCCACGCATCCTCACTCGATGCTGTGGTTGGACATGGGGCTGGGCAAGACCGTGATCACCTTGACCACGCTGGCCCACTTGATCCGCACTAGCTTCCTGCGCGGGGTGATCATCGTGGCCCCCATCCGGGTTATCCGGCTGGTCTGGAGGCAAGAGGCTGCGAAGTGGGAACACACCAAGCACCTCAAGTTCAGCATGGTGGCAGGCACTAAGGACCAGCGCACCCGCGCCCTGCTGCGCCCTGCCGATGTCTACATGGTGAACTACGAGAACCTCGGTTGGCTTGCTGAAACCTTACAGACCTACTTTGTCAAGAAGGGTCGCCCCATGCCCTTCAACGGCATCGTGTGGGACGAGATCAGTAAGATGAAGAACAGCGCCACGAACCGGGTCAAGGCGTTTCGCAAGATCGCTGACCAGTTCGACTGGACCACAGGCTTGACGGGCACACCTGCCAGCAATGGGTACAAAGACCTGCACGGTCAGTTCCTCGTGGTGGACAGGGGTGAGCGTCTGGGTACAAGCAAGACGGCGTTCCGCACCCGGTTCTACAAGAAGGTCGGACCCTACAAGGAAGTGGCCTACGAGGACACTGAGGACACCATCAAGAAGCTGATCGGGGACATCACGCTGGAGATGTCAGCCGAGGACTACAACCCGCTGCCTGACCTGATCGTCAACAACATCGAAATCGAGATGCCCGACGATTTGAGGACCAAGTACGACAGGCTGGAGAAAGAGTTCTTCATGGTGCTCGACAGCGGCAAGGAGGTTGAAGCGTTCAACCAAGCGGCTCTGACAAACAAGTGCTTGCAGTTCTCCAACGGAGCCATGTACCCGATTGCCGGTATGCCCCTGTGGGAGCCAGTGCATGACATGAAGCTGGACGCGCTGGAGGACATCATCGACGAGGCTCAAGGCTCACCCATCCTGTGCGCCTATGCGTACCGCAGTGACGCCGAGCGCATCATGACCCGGTTCAAAGACCTGCGGCCCATCAACCTGACCGAGTGCAAGAGCGAGGCATCGCTGACCAACGCCATGCACCGCTGGAAGACTGGCGACTGTGCCCTGATGATCGGCCACCCGGCCAGCATGGGTCACGGCATCGACGGCTTGCAGAAGAACGGCCACATCCTCGTGTGGTATGGACTCAACTGGTCGCTGGACCTGTACGAGCAGTTCAACGCCCGTGTGCGCCGTCAGGGCCAAGGGGCACCGGTGATGTGCCACCGCATCCTCATGCAAGACACACTGGACCAAGCGCAAGCACTGGCACTCGATGAGAAGGCCACCACGCAGGCCGGATTACGTAACGCAGTCAAACAATACCGTCAATCGAAAGGACACTGAAATGACAACTGAAGCAATTGAACTCTGGCACAAACGTGCCCGCCCAGAACCTACCGCTGCCGACTTCAATGTGCAGCTTGGGTGTCACTTCGAGGAGATCGAGGAGATGATGCGGTCCATCAACACCAACGATGAGGAGTTGTGGACCGATGTGCGGTTGTATATCTATGCGTTGTCAAAGCTGCTCAAGATCAACGAACTCAAGGTCACCGTCAACGACCGTAACGAGTTCCTTGACAGCATCGCTGATCAGGTGGTCACCGGCATCGGTGCAGCCTACTGCGCAGGCATGAAGGGTGCTGATGCGTGTGACCGGGTGAACGCAAGCAACTGGTCCAAGTTTGACCACAACGGCCAGCCCATTCGTGACGCTAACGGCAAGATCACAAAGGGTCCAAATTATCAGCCGCCGGTGCTTGACGGCCTCTACTGAAAGTGTGATACACTTGTGTCACATCAACCACTGGAGTAACTGTAATGATCCGAGAACTTGTTAACTGGGTAAAGAACGCCTACACCACACCGACTGCCGAATCGCTGGCGCTGCGGGAATTGGAGGAAGCCAAGCGCAGGCTGCTGGAGGCCCAGACAGCGCGTGAATACGCCGACTCAATGTGCAAGTACCGCGAGGCGCAGATCAAGCGCCTGACGGCCTATCTGCACAAGGCCACTGAGGAGCAGCCATGAGAGACACGATAGACATGGCCCGTGAGGCTGGATGTGATGAGCTTTATGCGGAAAGAGTTTTAATCGGTATTCATTTCAAAACTCATTCGCTCAAAGCCTTTGAAGTCCTTGTCCGTGCTGACCAACGTGAGATTGATGCAAAGGTGTGTGAGGAAATTTACGCAGGCGAAGAAGCGTGCGGAGACTGGCCTACGCCAGAGATGTGCGCTGACGCCATTCGATCAAGGGAGCAGGCATGACGTGGCCCTTCCCTCCTCCCGGTGGCCCTGTGCCGTGGACTCCACAGCAGGAGTCCGAGTATCAGCGCCAGCAGCGCAGCAATCTACCGGAGGCACCGTTTTGAGCAGTCTCAACCGTGGGCAGCGGGTCATTGACACCACTGCCACTCTCGTGCAGTTAGGCGAGATCACTGCGAGTGAGTTGGCCGAGCATCTGGGTATCACCCGGTACGATGCTCACGCCGTGCTCAACCGCATGAACAAGCGAACCAAGGCCGGACTCAAGCGTATCTACGTTGCGCGGTACGTCGATGACCACGATGGTGCCCGCACATACCCTCGGGCTGTTTACGCACTCGGTGACAAACGTGACGCCAAGAAGCCCGTGGCTGACCAGCTTGCCGTCAAGCGCAGATACTACGCACGACTGAAGTCGCGCACCACCATGAACAGCGTCTTTAACCTTGGGATGCACTGGAGGGCTGGTACAAATGCCACGACCTAAACCACCGGAGCCACTGAAAGGCCGGGAAATTCGACTATCTGACACTCAGATGGCAAAATTCAAATCACTGGGCGGCTCGAAGTGGCTGCGCGACTTCCTCGATCAAAAGGAGACACCATGCCCAACTGTTGTGACGAGTACGGAACCTGCACCCAAGCCCAAGGGTGTCCTGTCCGTGTGGCGGCATATCATCCGGTAATGCGAGCCGCTGACCCACTGCCACCGTCTGTTTGGCGTGACCAACTCAAACGGATGGCCTGCTGGGTCGGCTTGGTCTTGCTGGGATGGGTGGTCTGGGCACCGCTGGCTTATTTGGTCTTGCGCGAGTGAAACAGCGTCCTGTCACCGAACAGGTAGAACCCCACGGCGGCGGCAAAGTTATCTACTGAGGCGCTGTCCATGTTGTTCAGCTTGAGTGTGGCCCACGTACCCAGCACAATCACGGCCACAGCGGGGCGCATCAGGCGCACAGCAGCCTCGACCCAAGGGTATGAGGGGTTGGTACCACCGGCATCATTCATCGCCTTGAACATGTCCAGATCAAGCTGGCGCATCTTGACGTACTCGTCCACGTTGACGGGCTTGTAGGTGTCAGTTTGAATAAACCGACCAATCAGGGATTTCCCTAAGTCAACTGCCAGCGGGCCAAGGGCTGCAAGGATGGTTAGCGGGTCCATTACTGATAGTCCCAGATGGTTGGCGATGGCAGACCTGAGCCGCCGATGCCGAGGTGAATGAACGTCTTGGCGATGCCGATACGGGGAAACCCTAGCTGCAACGCAAGCCGGATGATTTGGTATCGGTCAGCGCCCGAAGTGCAGGCGATGTCGCAGCAGGTGCCCCGAGTGTGTTCACCAGTCGTGTGACTTTTGCGGGCCTCTACCGGGTGCGTGTGGTGCCGGTATCCGCTGGTGATGGTCATGGGCTTGCCGTACATCGAGCGCAGCGTTTGCAGCAGCTTCATGAACTCCGGCTTCATTTCGTTGAGGCCGGTGTGTTTGCAGTCGAACTCGGCCTTGGTGAAGTTAGGGTAGTCCGACCAGTTCATCTCAGTGTCCCTTGACCCAACTAAGGGCAAACCCTATGGCGCTAGAGATAAACGACACGAATGCCATGCCCGCCCAGAACCCACCTTTGCCCTTGTTGGCGAGGGCCACCAGCTTCTCGACGTTCGCCTCCATCTTGTCCATCTTGTTGGACATTTCATCGAAACGGCGCTCGTAATTTTGCACGCGCTCCCAGAGCACTCCATATTTCACTGGGTCGATTTCACTGGCCATAACTGCATCCATGATGAAGGGTTCCGTATTTTAACGACTGAGGGCGTTTTGGTTTTCCGACTCGCCAGCCAAAGCGTTGGCAGCACCGCGAATAGTGGGCGCAACAAGTCGCTGATTCAACTCGCCGGGGTTATTCAAAAACTGGATAACCCGATTACGTTCGGACGTTGGAAGTGATTCCAGCAGATTCGCAGCAGATTCCGGACTTTGCATGGCGTCTGACAATGTTTTCATGGTCTTTTGACCAAGACGCTTTTCCAACTCACCGATTGTCTTGTTACCCGCAGCAGCCCAAGCATTGACGAACGAAGGGAGGCGCAACATAGACGTGTTTTGAGCTACCAAATTTGCCAGTGCTTTTGTGCCCTCGGTTGCCTGTTTTGCAGACGCAACGCGAAGTAGGTGATCGCTGGCTTGTTTGCGTAACACGTTCATTGTGCTGTCTGCCAACTCGACCGCGATGTTGTATCGACCGGGGCCGAGGAACCTTTCAACAACTTCCGGCGACTCGTTTTGCACCAATCGAACGAATCCGTCTTTGTTGTTTTTGTACAAATCAAGGGCTTCGCCGGTCAGTTTTTTCTCGGCAATTTTCTGCATTCCCTTGGCGTGGGTTGTCAGATAGTCGCGCCAGCCTGCGCCACCAGCTTCCTCGATGGCGTTGTCAATCAAGGGTTTGATTTTAGACATGACGCCCGCAGCAGCATTGCGCTGAGTTGTGGCGTCTGCACCGGGGCGCAGTCGGGCAATTGCTGCGTCAACAGCGTTTTTACGGATAGCCTCAAGCGCGTCAGCATCAATGATGCCGTTGCGGCCAGTCCATTCACGAATGCCTTCGGCCACATTGTCAGCAGCGCCTTTGATCAAGTCATTCTTGGCGTATGCTTTGTTTTGCGAAATGCCTGCAATTTTGTCAGCAAGTGGCGCACCTTCCAGCGGTTTAATGCCAACAGACCGAAGTGCCTTTTCAGCACCAGTTGCTTGCGCAGCAAATCGAACAGGGTCAATCTGAGAACCGGACCCCATCAAAACAGCAAGGTCATTTGCCTCACGGGCAACAGCCTCGTCGGCGACATATTTGCCGATGTTTGCGCGACCCAAAGATGCTTCACGCATCGGTGTGGTGATGGTGTTCAGATTCTGTTTCGCCAAATCCGTAGTGGCTCGGACATCTGTGGCTGTTCTGCCACCCACCAGCTTGGACAAAGCATTAACAGCTTGGTCGTCGGTCATGGTGCCCAGCTTGCTCAAATACTGAGCACCTTCGGGTGTGGCCTCCAGCGAGTCTTTAACCAAAGCCTGAAACGCAGGATTCTGAAACCTAGCCGTGGCTTGTCCGACACCCACATCCGATGGGGATGCGCGAAGCGCATTGACCACAGCCTTAAGGTCAGAACCAACGGCTTCCTTTGCAAGTTTGGCAGCGCGTTGCTGGGGAATGTTGCGCAGGTCGGCGATTTTGCCACCAACGTAACCAAGGGCTGGGCCAAGAGCACGACCGCCCGCCTCAAAGGTAGCCCCTTCGAGAATGTTACGGATTGGTTGAGTTTGGGCTTGATCGGGTGTCATACCACCCAGATAAATGTCGCCCAGCTTCAGGGCTTCTTCGGCCATTCCGTAACCAAGACCTGCGCCACCAACAGCACCCGCTGGACCCAACGGCGCACCAAGCATACCGCCAGCAATGCTACCGGCTGCTTGAACAGTGGGTGCAATTACAGGACGAATGATGTTGCGATACACCTTTTGACCAGTGGATACGTTCTGTGTTGGAACGGCGGCGGGAGCGCGAACACTGGAGCCGGGAATCTGGTCAACAATGGTGCCAGTCATGCGAGGACCGGGTATTTCACCCGGCGCAGCACCCATCGGCTGACCGGCAGCTTTCGCCTCCAGTTCAGCCATGCGGCGCAACGCTGCCAGTTCTTCACGAGGTGTCATGGCTTATTCCCAAATCGTTTACGAAGCTGGTCCAGTTCGGCTTGTTCGGCTGGGCTGAGACCACCGGTGGCGGGAGCATTACCCCCGGCACGGGATGGCGCAGCAGTCGGTGCAGCACCTTCGTATGTCAGATCGTATCGTTCTTGCACAGTGTTTGCAAAGTTTTTGGCTTGCCGAACGATGTCGCGCAGTTGCACATCGAGGTTGCCAGCAGCAGGGTCTAGTGCTTGAATACTGTCAGACACGAATTTCCATTCCTGCACGGCCATGTTGCCCAGTTTGCCTTCCAACGATGCAAGCTGACGGCCAAAGGCCATGACCTTGCCTTTCATTGTTTCCAGCTTCTGCTGTGCCTTTCGTGCGTCTGACTTAGGCAATGATGGGATCAGGGCTTGGAAACCTGTGATGCCACTCAAACCGGGGTCAGGACGAATACCTTTTTCAGGATTGCCCACCAGTTCATCAGTCAGCTTCTCAAGTTCGCCAACTACGGATTGCGAAGCTCTGACACTGGTTTTGTCAGCAGCCATTTGTTTGCGGGACGACTGTTGCTGCAACTCGGTCATTGGCTTGGGTGCAGGCTCACGAGTGGCACTACCAGCGCCACCAGCACCGCCGCCCATCAGTTTGACGGCAGCAGGAGTAAATGGTGTCATGCCGATAGATTGCTCACGGCTTACATACTGCGGCCTGCCGTCTGGACCCATGACAGCAACAGGTGCGCTAGGTGCAGACTCACGGGGTGCTGTGATGAACCGATTTTCACCGGGCAAGAACACAGCGTTGCCCGCCACCTTTGGCATCTGCGACTTAAGCCATTCGCCCATGCCCATCGCCTCTTGCTGGCGGTATCTTTCAAACTCGGCAGGATCGTCCGAGATTTCCGCAAGGGCTTGCTCCAGCGATGCCGCTTGCGAAAGAATGGGTGCCAAGTCAGGATCGGCATACTGCATCTGCACTAAACGTCGAGCATCGTCTGGTGTGCGGGCACGAAGCAGGCGCTCACGAAACATGCCGGTTTTTTCAGCGGCTCTGTTTTTAACGCGAGTTTCTTCCTGTGTCTGGATTTGACCAGTCAACTGCTGACGACGAAGGGCGTTCATCTCCTGATCTTGCGCTGCTTTCTGCTGCGCTAACTCGCGGTCCATCGTAGCCTGCTGGCCTTGGAAAAACGCATTGACAGGGTTTGAACCGCTTGCTGGTCGAAGAAGATTGAAATCGAGCGCCATGATTCTTCCTTAATCCATACCGAGGTAGGTGCGTTCAATGTCTCTGTTGGACGGTGATCCACCGCCTGATCCACCAAAGTAACGACCTGCCAGATTGGCAAGCTGATTTGTGGTATCACCGTAAGCCGATGCACGAGCCATTCTTGCGTTACCTTGATTCATGGCGTTAGTCATGCCAATGTTACCCACCGTGTTGGCAAACCCTGTACCAGCGGCACCCAACTCTCGCGATGTCGTTTGACCAACGCCAGCCAACGACTGCAACGGAGCCAATCGACGCTCTCGCTCAACGCCGTAGCGGTTGAATGCGTTTTGAAACTCTTGTGACGCAAGGTCTTGACCGAAGCGTTGAATGTTTTTGAGCGTACCACCTGACAGCAAACCGCCACGGGCAGCAGCGGATCGCTCCAACCCCTTCATACCTTCGGCCATGCGAAACGCATAACCGGGGTCGGCTTGAAACTGCTCCATGCCAAATGGCGTGTATTCGGACGCCAGCGGAACCAGTCTGTTCAGAGCATTGACACCAGCTTCACGGAACGGAGCGTTCAACTCGATGTTGCGCTCAAACATCTCGCGCTGGAGTTCCGTAGCGCGGTCCGCTGCTGCGGCAGAAGTGTTAGCCGCACTCTGTGCAGCCTTTGCCGATTGACGGCCACCAATCAGTGCTGCGGCGGCGGGGATGATTACGTTCCAGACCATTTCGATCTCCTTATGTCACTTCGCGGCCAGAAACCCGCATGTTGATGGCGCTGGCGGTTCCAGCAATTGTACTGATGAAGTCGCCGGGATTCAAAACCTGTCCGACCAACTCGGGAAACGTGTAGACCTCGGACGGCTGAAGCGTCTTGGTCTTGGTGATCAGGTTGCTGTTGCCAGCGGAGAACGACACAGTGACCAAGTTGACCGAGATCGTGGCAGCACTGGCG